CCCGAAGCCTCCCCAGACCTTGAACCCCCTCACGGCTGTTGCGCTCAACGTGACGATAGCTGTCCGCCAGTCCTCAGGATGTGCCCCCTGAGGAGTATTGTCCCCATTGTCATACCGGATCAGGGTCCATGCCCCATCGATACCATTTGTCGTATCGTGCGAATAGTACGTATACATGTCGCCCCAGTCACCTGTGGCCCTGTTCTGTTGCGTGGCGACTATCACATACCCGTGGAGATCACGCCTCTCGGGGAAGAGCCACACGTTCTCACCCCGGGCTACCCCCCCAGTCTTGTCGGCTGCAAGAGCGAAACGCTTATTGGGCCAGTCGTAGCCGATCTGTGAAAAGTCGAGATCGTTGAGTTGGTCGAGGCCGTTGACCCCAGCATCCCACTCGTAGAAGTTCTCTCTTGGTGCCCCTTCCAGAGGATAACGGGCGGCAACCACGGTCCCGTCAGCGTGATACGCCATCTTCCTTGAAGGCATGTCGGGCCAACTACCTGCCATGCTCGCCCCTTGCCAGTTCCCGGTACCAACCCGGACCATCGATCCCCGCACCCTGCAATGTGGAATCGAAGCTGAACGCAATGGCGTGGAGCTGTTCGAGGGCTATGGCCGGACGCTCCCCCTGCCCGCCCATCCAATCCAGAATCTCGGTGGCGAACTCGATGGCTGTGTGTTCTGCATCGGTGGCGTCCTCACCGTTCAACGTCCGCTGACGGGCATCAGCCCATCGCAACATGACGTTCCCCACAGCACGCATCTCTACGTGTTCGTTATCGGCCAGCAGGTTCCCTGTCACGGTGAGCGCAATGATCTCGATGGCTTCCATACCAGCAGTCACAGGCTCCTCCTGATAGATGAGCCACTGTCTCTCGTCGGTGCGTAGTTTGCTCATTCGATTGACAGAACTCCTGAGTCGACAAGGGCCATTGGGGCATTGTTGTCATTGTAGGCACTAGGGGTCCCAGCAGTGAAGGCAACCATGGCCCGAACGAAGTATGAGCCGGACGGGGCCGAGGTCTGATATGAGTATTCGGAGTAGGACAGTCCGAGGGCTTGGTAGTAGTCCCCACCGCCAACGAGAGCATTCCCGTCGATGTCGTAGTAGTACAACATAGGGGAGATTTGAGGACTGCCCCCTGCACCAGCATAGATGGATGGTATGGGAGGCGAGTAGTCGTATATCTGGGCACGTACTGACCACGTCACTAGGTCCCCACCGTCAACCCTTGCCGAGTACCCACCGGGAAGACCCGGGGACAGGACCATGAGCGATAGGGGGTTGCCCCCAACGCCTCGATTCCACCGCCACCACGCCATACAGAACTTCCCAAGGAATGGATCGAGTCTCGTTACGTGCCATGCAGCATCGAGCAGGCCCCCGGTCACGGTGTACGGTGCTCCGAGGGTCACCCATTGGGACAGGTCGTAGTAGCTGACACAGTCCCCGTTCGGCCACTTTTGACGGTTCGGGCACGAGTCGTCGTAGACAGGGAGCGTGAAGTGGTCCTCCCCTGTCCTGTCGTTCCATTCGTGGATGGACAGGGACTCGACGGCGTTCCCAACGAACAGTTCCACCCCACCGTCGTACAGGATGTTGCCGGAGTAGAGGTGGGCATAGTTGCCCTCGTTCGTATCTCCCCTTGGCGGTTTCCATGTCTCGGACTTCTTGAACGCATCAGCGGCCTTAGACCTTGCAGCGAACCTGATGCTGCGTGCCATCAGAGACTCACCCGCCCTTCAGACGATGGCCCCTCCCACTGGACATGCCGGGTCAGGTCGATGTATTCGGGGACAACCTCAGGGGTCCGATAGTACACCCCCATGCCTTCACGGATCGGCCACGAAGCTGAGAGCAACCTGAGGAGTCGAGGGTTGATGATCTCGCCCCTGAACGTGATCTCGTTGGCTACGTCAAAGAAGGCTGGTGGGTCGTATGCCCAGAATCCGTCCCCGACAGCAAAGGACCCTTCGGACATCTCATTGAAACTGGTCCCAATGTTGATCTCAGCAATGATGGAGTGGTCATCGAGCTGGGAAAGGAGATACGTTGCGACCGACACGGGGGACCCGAACGTCTCAGCCATGATGGTCCTCTTGAGGGCGTTCCCGTGAATGTCCTTCTGGGTGGGGGTGGGTGACCTGTCAGAGTACCCGACAAGGGTCTTGACGTTGTCCGAGTCTGCCGTGACGACGATCCCTCTCGATGCGTAGATGGCCCCATCGAGTGAGAGCAACATCTCTTCGGAGTCAGCGGACAGGTACTCTGGGTCCTTCCCGGGTCGGCGTGTCACGACGACAGCGGGGGCGTCGACGTTGAACACATCGTCTCTGGGTCCGGCGTCGAGGGTGCCATCGTTGTTGACCCTGAACTCACACCCAAGGGAGCTGCACACTGTCCTGATGGCGTCGAGGGGGGTCTCCCACTGGTGGACACCTTGGTAGGTTTGACCTGCCGGTTCGACGATGGTCCCCTTCGTTATCGACCCCGTTACCGGGAGGAGATTGTCGACAGCGTTCTCAAGGGTTGAGGACTCAAGGCTGACCTCCAGCTCGATCAGCTCCCCCACCCCAGATTCGTCACCGAGCCACCAACTCATTCCTGCCCCTGAGATCACCATGCCCCCGTCAGCGACCTGCTTGGCCAAGAGTGGACCCACGTACCGGGCAGCAGCGAGCATGGCAGCATCACCGAAGTGGTTGGGGTCCACGTACTGGGACGTGACGACGATGTGCCCATAGGATTCGAGGTCGTTCCACAATCCGTCGGGGGCTGCTGCTGTGATGACCACGTCCCATGAGCCTTGCGACATCATGACCTCGGTTATCACCTCCACACCGCCCTGACACGTTCCCCAACCATCCCGAAGTATTGCAGCGCAAGGTTGTCAGCATCGTTCCCCGTGACCGCAGAGGACCCGTCAATCTCGAACCCGATAGCAACATTCAGGCGGTTCGCTGAAGCCGTCGACAATCCACCTATCGTCGTGTCGTTCGTGATCGCCTGTGCCGAGAACAGCGTGTACCGATTTCCGCCACCGTCGTTGGCAGTGGCACGAACCCCGACAGTGGATGTTGCCCCGGTTGGCGTCACTGCGGTGGCGGCCTCCGTCGAGTCCCTCACCACTTTCATCGTGTTCGCAACCCCCTGCCAATACCAAGTGATGAACACCTGTGCCGATCCTCGACGGAGGGTGATGTCCATTGTGTGGTTCGCTATCGTGTCACTGCACAGGACTCGTATCGTCACTGCTTCAGGATCGTTGCGTATGGCGCTGACGAACGAGAACGCTGACGTGTCTGCGCCCCCCAACTGGAACTTCCACGTCTTCTCTGATTCGTAAGCGACGGACCCGTCCCACACAGCGATATCCAGTTTGGACCCACCGGAGTCAGGCCGTACCCGTATCAGCCCGTTGTTGAGTTCCCAATCTGACGGTGCCTGTGGGATGTCCAGCCCTGTACGGACCCTGCTGGTCGTGAGGAGCTTCGCAGAGCCACCGTAGAAGAACCCGGCAAGGCAACCCCATGTCGGGTCTGTCGAATAGTCCCCCGCACTCGTGTACACCTTGATGGTGCCATCCTCGGTCACCCTGTCGTACGAGGTCACTGACGTAGCTATCCAGACAAAGATGCTGGAGTTGACCGGTGGGGCCAACCATGGCTTCACCTCACCCTCAGTCAGCCCCTGCGTGTTCTCCAACACTGTCCCCGTAGTGTTTGACTGGAACTCGGTCCTTGCTGACGACCCGACACGGAACAGGTTCACCTCGAACAGGAACAGCCCCCGGCGCAGGTAGCTCGTCTCCATCGTTTCGATCCGTGAATCGGCCAGCAGGTAGAACGCATCAAAATGGGTGTCGCCCGTATACGTGACAGCAACGATCTGACCCTGTTGCTCCAGTAGCTCGTTGCGGAGATACTTAGTAAGAGTCAAGGACGTAGACCTGATGAATCCACGCAACGTGAACTCCCTCGAATCGATCGAGCGAGACTCCGTCATCTCTGACGGGTGCCCCATCTCGACATCCAACCCGACACGGCCAATGGTGAGGATCGCCATCAGGCAACTTCCTTCTGATACTGCACAAGGGCCTCTTGGAGCTGGCGGACGATCTCACGCTTTGCTGCAGGGTCCGCAAAGTCCCACACGCCACGCAGGTTGATGGTACCAATGTTGACCCCACCCTCGTTGGAGATGAACTCCCCGGGGCCACCAATGGGGATGGCGTTACCTGCAGTGGAATACACGATCCCGCCACGGATACCGGCCATGACAGCCTTGTTGACCTGCTGGATGAACTTCCTGATCTCCTCGATGGCAAGGTTGCGATCCTGACCTCCACCGCCGCCCCCTCCACCGGGACTACCGCCAAGCCCCCACATCCCAGCTCCCCCTGCCTTCATTCTGTCGTTGTTGCTGACTCGCCTCCCCACCTGATTGGCAGCAGTGATGCCTGCACGACCACCTCCCCTACCTGTACTTGTCCTCGGGGTCCCAGCGGAGACATCGGGGGCTGGGGCTTGGAGGTTCGTGTTCGTATATGGCTGCCTCGCCGACGGTTCTCCTGTGGGGTTCGACAGTGCTGTTGGTCCGGTGTACCCGAACCCGACACCACCGGAGACCCCGATGTAGAGGTTCGCCTTGTAGTCACCGGAGATGGCTTCCAGCTCTTTCCTCAAACCGGCAACTACAGGTATAGCCGTTGCTGCCACTGACGCCACAACCCCGAACGAGCCTGCAGCCATCTCCATGGGGGAGACCACGTCCTTGGCCGCTACCCCGACAGTGCCCAGCTCGTCGGTTGCCCCCCCGATCGCATCCCTCGTGAAGCCCAACATGTCGCTGACCATCTTGTCGAACTCTGGACCCATGTCGAGTCCGGCAGCAAAGTTCTCAAAGGCATCGAGGGCTTGAGCGCCACCGTTCATCGCCACGGTGAAGACCTGACTGAAAGCGTTCATGAGGGCAAGGACCTTGTCGGGTGTTGGTGTCCCCTTGTCCAGTTCGGCCATCGCTCGCCCGAGGTTCTGCACTGCACTGACGGCGTTGGAACCCTGATTGACGGTGTCGAGATATGACTTGAAGTCCTTCTGGGCTTGTTCGATCGCTTGGAGGTCTGATAGTGCACTGGAGAGGTCGGGGGTGCCATCTACTTCGCCGAGACCCTTGTAGGACTCCTTGACACTGTCGACCTCCCTCCCCATATCGGCGAGCATCTTGATATCCGACAACACTGGACCGATGAAAGGAATCGAATCTAGGGCGAGGTGGGACAGCAGGTCCCCGAAGACTGAAGCTTTGTCGGCTAAGTCATCGAACCCAGCTATCACGTCCGGTATCCATCCGAGGAGGGAGTCACCGAGGGCGACTGCTTTCTCTATGATGTCGGTGAACCCCTTGACAGCATCGGCGATCCAGATGATGAAGGCGGCGAGGGGTCCGGCGAGGAGGTCAGTTATGGACTTCATCATCTGGCCCCATGCGTAGCCGAGCTGTTCGATGGAGTCCTGATCCCTCGCATTGGCAGCAGCCCGTTTGTCGCTGTTCGCCAAGATGTCTGCATCCATCATGGTCATGATGGCTATGAACTTCTCTGCTTCTGTTACGTTGTCACCGAGGGACCGGACCATTGCCTCGTAAGCCTTCGGAGCCGACAGACCTAGCTGTCGTGCAGCTTCCGTCCCACCTTGGAGCAGGGTCTGCACCAGTTGCAACGACTCTTCGAGGGTCCCTGACGGTGTCAGGTTCTGGAGTGCTACACCCATCTCGACCATCTTGTCCACTACAGAATCGACGTTGGTGAATCCCTCTCCCGAGACAAAGTTCCTCATCTGCTGTACGAGGGGCTTCAACTGGGTCTCTGTTCTGAGGGAGTCTTCACCAAGTTTGATGATGCTTTCGGAGAGGGGAGCAATGTGGGAGACAGCCTCTGTGGCTTTGAGTGATTTGAACGTCGCAATGAGTGTCGCAATGGCAATGGCAGCGATGATGGCGGGTGGACCCAATCGACCAAGGGATGTAGCAAGCATCGACAGGCCCTGAACCCCGCCCCGTGAAGCGGAGGTCACGCTCGAAATGTTACGGACAAGCCCACCCATCTGTTGCCCTGCAGTGGCTGCCCTTCCCCCAACCCTCGACATTGTGTTCCCGAGCTTCTCAGCGGACCTCTCCATGGTGTCGAGGTGCCCTGCTTCCCGGCCACGGGCACCACCGAGCAAGCCCTGTCTGGTTTCGATCTCCTTGGAGACTGAACCGAACATTGCTCCAGCCGCCTCGTCCCCGCCAGCGGCCAAAGGTGCCAATCGTTCCAGCTCAGCCCTCAATGCCCGGATGGATGCGGCCAACTGTTCAGCGGAAGCGTTCTCCTTGTCCATGTTCATGGAGGCTTCGAGCGCTGACTCTGCGTGCCCGATGGCGGCCTGCATCGTGGCGGCTTCGTACCCTTCGAGTCCGGCGAGCTGTGCGTTGAGATCAGTGACAGTGCTGGCCCATGACTGGGTTACGCCCGATACCTCGACTGTCACGGAGGCTTGCTGTGCTACGAGGGCGTTGTACTGGGCGATGGCTGCTGCCGACCCCTCGGTCGTCCCTGTCGTCCTCTGGACCTCGTCAGCCGCTGCCCTCAGGGCGTCCTTGAACGTGGCCGAGGTCGCTGTTGCGATCTTGATCTGGTTCGTATATCCCCGTAGAGAATCAGACTCGTGTGACTGGTTCAGGGCATCCTGTGCGTTGAGCTGTGTGTGCAACGCAGAGGCCATGGACACGCTGGCAGCTTCCACCTTCTTTTTGCGTGAGGCCAGTGTTTCGTAGTTCTCGATCTGCTGCTTTACTAGGTGTCCCTCTTCGGCGAGGGCATTGATGTCGTCATTCGACGTGATGCCCGCCTGCCCCTTGGAGATTTTGTTGAACTGCTCATCAATGTCGGCAGAGGTTTTCAACAACTTTTGGAGACCGGACTCGTATTCGTCAACAGATTTCTTTGCTGCGTCATACCGGGAGACGGTTGCGCCGAGCCTGTTGTTCGAGGCTTGTAACCGTCGGTCCATCGCACTGGACTCGGCTCCAGCGTTCCCCATTGTCTGGCTGAGTCTCTCAACGGCACGTTCGACGTTGGTGATGGCCCGCTGAGCTGGGGCCTCTCCCTTGGTTACGAACTCGATGCTCGCTGTTAGGTTCGCAACTTCGAGGCCCATGGGCCGCTATCTCCTGTTCAGCTTGTCTGCACGTTGCTGCTTCTCACGCTCTTCGTACTGGATCGTCCTGAGTGCTATCCAGTCTGTCAGTTCTGACGATGACATCCGCTCCAGCATCTCGTCACGGGTCATCCCACCGAGCGCCTCAGCAAGCTCTAAGTGGAATCGGGATTCAGGGAATCGCCTGAAAGCCCCTCCTTTGCTGCTTGGACATCGTCGTCACCAAGCCCAGACAGTCGAGCGGCCACATCGGCAATGGCTGATACGGCGGCCCCAGACTTTGCGTTGATTGCGTCACGGTCAGCTCGCTCGAACACCTGTTCGCCGGACTCGGGGTCGAAGACGGTGGCGATGAGGAGGTCGGGGAACCACGTCATCATGTTCACCGTGCCGTCCTGTGTCGAGGACTTCAGGAGCTTCGCCCTCTGCTTCGAGGACATGCCCCGCACCTCAACCTTGAGACCCCATTCGGGTACATCGATGATTTCGGACTCGATGTCGTCCGTTTCGAGAATGGTCTTCCGTAGCTCTCCAGCCATCAGAGACTCTCCTTTCGTGTTAGGTGGAGTAGTAGACGGGGCCATCGAACACCATGTTCAACGACTCGCCAACCAGCCCATCTGTAGGTGTGCTTACCTGATCCGCAGAAATGCGGACATATCCCTCATACCGCCAGCTCTCTGTCTTGACAAGATCGAGGGCAATGATGAACTTCGAGTCCGTGTTCAGGAGATCGAAGAACGTGGGATCGGTCCAGTATTTCCCGATGGTGACCTGCGCCCCCACAAGGTTCGGCTGCCACTGTTTCCAGCCGGAGCTGCCAAACTCCGAGACCTCGAACATGTCGGCCTCCACGTTGAGCGACCACTCCCTGCCACCGGACACCGCCGTGGCTGTCAACCACTCGATGTCTGCCGTGTAGGTCCCTGTCGATGGGTCACCACTGGTCCAAGAGAAGAGTCCCTGAACGGGGTTCAGGTCGTATTCGCTTGATGGGACCACGGTTGTGGAACCGACAGCTTCGACGTACAGGATCGGGGTCGAACCCGGATTGATGTACCTGTGGGCTGTCGACGTGATCTGAACCCAACCCGGCACTGTGGTCGATGCGCCGACACCGGTGCTCCGTGTGGCAGCCTCGTCCGTTGAAGACGTGGCCACGCCTGAAGCGATACGCAGGTTGGCGTCTTTCCCGGCAATGGGCATCGTCTACCTCCTTACAGGGTGGTCGAGTAGGAGACTGCGCCGTCAAAGGTGACGTTCGCCGAGAACGCAACGATCCCGTCGACCGCTGCCTGTGGTTGGATACCGGTCACCCATGCCGAACCCGTGTAACCGTTCCCGTTCGTGTTGTCGACGAGAACGTCGAGCGTACACGGGTCGGTTGACTGGGACAGGATGTGTGCCTGCATGGCTTTCATTGTCGTTGAGGCTTCGACGTTGAAATATCCCGAGCAAGTGCCCTGCGCCCCATTGAGATTTGGCTGGAACTGCTTCCAACCGGACGACCCGAAGGTCGAGATTTCGAACATGTCGGCTTCTACGTTCAAGGTCCACTCACGGAGGTCGCCGACCAGAGCCGGGGTACCACCAGTCGAGGATGAGAACTTGACGGAGCCGCCTTTACCAGCGAGTGCCATATGTGCTTCCTCCGATTGTGGCGCTCAGTGGCACTCAGGTTGTTGACAGTGTAGACGACTAAGTTGACAGCCTCACAGCATACTTGTCGCCGCATCTCGGACATTTGACTTCTAGCGTTGCCAGACCCTTGCGTGCCCACTTCACAATGAGCCGCCCACAGCTTCGACAACGCACGTCATCGAGTGGGGGGTACTCGTATAAGGACGTGGATACGGACAGGGTTGTCACGACATCTCCTTCGTTAGTTGGAAGTCCGCAGTCACAAGGTTTCTGTTGTTTGCCCGAATCTACTGGAGAGTTGACAGGGGCAGCCGACAACCACGAGGTAGTGCCGGTAGAACCGGTCTTGTCGATATCGACGTTGACAAGGGCAAAGAAGGCGTCCCATATAGTCTGTGCATTGTCCCGTGCAGGGGTGTAGGCGAGGGCACGTGACTGGAGCATTATCCGGGGTTGCTCCACCACAGGGGTTGCGCTGGCTAGTGATACCAATGGTGGAGCGCCACCCGGTTCATACAACGCTAATGCAACGTCAGGCTCTGGGGGGAGATAGTTCAGGTAAATCGGGATGTCCGTGCTGGGGGTAGCACCGGCACGAAACCCATTCGTGTTAGCCAGTAGATAATCGAGGGCTTCACCGAGCAAGGAACTTCCACCCGCAACCGCAGCACCGGACCCGAACCCTGAATCGAACCCTGAATCGAATCCCGAAGGCATAGCTACCCCACCCTGAACGTGCTGAGACCTGCGCCGAGGAACGTCAGGTTGGCTGTCGTCCCGCCCACCTTGACCCGCATGTCCACTACGTTGCCAACGGTATAGGGAACGACAGCCATCATCGCTACTGAGCCAGTGTCTCCCCCCGTGGACACGTACCGGGCAACCTCGACAAGACCCGGGGAGCCATCAACATGGGGAGCAAAGGTCACCAAGTCATTGTTCTGTGATGAACTGAAACTGCAAAAAAACGAGACGTAGTAGATGCCTGTAGTGCCAATCGTCAACGAATAGGTCGAAGACAGTGTTCCGCTGGTCCCGGCCACATTCACGTCCGAGGACTGTGTAGTAACTGAGTCGTATATGTCGACCAGCTTGAACGCTGAATTGGTGACGGTGCTCACGATTGCCGGAGCGCCCGAAGCCGAGAGCAAGAGGGAGCCGTAACCGTGGGCAGAAGCGAAGGCGTCTCGTATGTCCTGTGGAGATACCTGTCCTGAGGTGTTGTCAGCAAGGAGCGCCTCAAGAGTGGACCATTCACGTTCGGTTTGGGTCATTCTGGGTTCCTTTTCATCGTGCCGCCATTCGTAACCTGATACGGTTCCCGATACGTCCCTCCATGCCCTCGATGGCTGCAAGGGTTGGACGCTCAAGGAACTTCCATGTGCGACCGGGGGCGTGGCGGAACTCCAGTGCACCCTCTCCTTCCCCCTCGCCGGGGGGTGGGGTCTGGTGCTGAATGAACGTGTATTTCGCTGCAGCATCGCCATATCCGATGACTACCTGCCCCCTGTTGCCGTTACGCAGGAGGTTCACCCCGACAGCATCGGCAGACGATTCCAGCGTACCGGACTCGTAGGGGACAATCTTCTGTGAAGCCGTCTTGATCTCGTTCATCTCTTCGTAGATGGCCCCGGCCAGTTCGTCGACTGCGCCCTCGACAGAATCGATGAGGGCACTGAGGTCGATCCGGTC